CTCAGCAGCAAAAGCATCAGCGGAATCACGTAGGGCTGCACGATCAGTATTAAATTTATTAAAGGCTGCCAATACTTCTGGATTTTCAGTTTTATAAAACATCACTTAACTCCTTTAATCTGCGCAACCTGAGCAGCAGTCGCATGTTGATCCGCTGAGCAGCTCAATAAACCCGCTGTAGCCATTGCGATAACAATGATTGAAGGAATTACAAGACCAGACTTAGATTTGTACTGGACTGTGTTGGCAGCGGTAGGGTGCTGATACAGATGTGGATTTGTACAGCTTGGGTTCTTTACGAACTTAGGCATTTGACTATGTTTGATGGTTTGATTCATAATGACCTCGTTGTATGCAAGCCCGCGTGATTTCCAGTCTGAGCGGGCTTTTTTGTGTTTACGAGATTAAATATAAGAAATCTTAGTTTTGTAGTCAATAGTATTTCTAAGAAAACTTATATTTTTTTAAAAAACTTATTTTTTTTATGTTTTAATAGACAAAAGAAAACCCACACTGGGTGGGTTGGGTGGAGTTTGATATGAACACTAAAAAAGAAATCGAAGTTGCTGTAATCCCAAAAGGAAGCAAGGTTCAGATTATGGGTTGCTCAATTACCTTGCTAGAGGATGCGAAGGTTAAAGCCAATCAATCCGATCTTGATTATATTCTCAAAGAACAAGAAAATTTTTATAAAGGCATGGGTATTATGGGTTCAGCAATTAGTAAAACTTAGTTTTAAGAGCATTCATTAGATCACTATCTAGGTTTTTTGCAGCCCAATTAGTGAGATCAATTTTTGCAATGAATACCTGATCGCTTGGTAGTAAATACTGTTGCAATGAATCCCTGATTTGCTCAGACCTTAAGGTTGATCTTATAATAAATTGGGATTTGGTTGGTTTTATCCATGCATTAAAAGAAATAATATCAATGCCTTGCTGAAGGCTTCGGTAGTCGGATATTTGATCTGAATCAAAAGCAATTATATAGGTCGCCACATTTTCCTCCACCCGATCTGTTCTAAAGGCTGCGTCGGGTTCGCAGCTTATTGACCATTTTTCATTTTATTTCTGCGTTTTGAGCGATACACATACCTAACAGAATCAATTACTTCACCAACAAACAAACAATCTTCATCAAGAGGGATGATGTTTGGCTTGAAGTCTGGGTTTAGTGCTTGTAGGTACTTAGTCCCATCAGTTTCAATCACTAATTTCTTAAAAGTCGCATCATCGTGTTTTCTAACCACAATCACATCACCAGATTGCATGTCGCAGTACTGAACCAACGGATCCACTAAGATGTAATCACCCTCCTGAAAAGTCGGGTAATTACTCATACCTTGAACTTTCAAATAAAAGCAATCTTCACAATCGTCTGGTAGAGGTAGCCACTCTTCAACCTGTGACATATCAACTGCCTGAACATTAGTAAACACGCCAGCTTGAACCCAAGACAGAACAGGAGCCATTTTTGGTGCTACAGGGATAATGTTGGGCTGGTTTTCCTCTAGAGGTTGTCCTTTGCCAGTAAGGATGTATTCAACAGTAACGCCAAATTCATTAGCCATAGCTTCAAGAGATGCTGCTTTTGGATGATAACTGTCCTTTTCCCACTCTGTTACGGCAGGCGAACTCACCCCTGCAATCTTAGCTAACTGCACTTGAGTTAATTTTTTCGAGCGTCTAAGCGCACGTATGCGCTGACCAATAGTTTGATTATCCATATAAGTTATCTTACATATTGCTTTTATAAGTTTTCTTTGATTAAATACTAAGAAATCTTATTTTTAGGATGAAATTTATGACCAAGCAAGAGGCTTACAAGCTACTTGGGGTGAATGGTGTTGAGCTAGCGAGTCTCCTAGGAATTGAGCCTTCAGCTGTATACCAGTGGCCAGAAAAAAGAATCCCCTTAGCGCGCGAATATCAAATTCGTGATTTAGCAGAGGGTAAGCAACCTTTAAAACATAAAACCGAAGTCGCATAGGTGGATAAATGGGGGTAGACGATATGGAAGAAGCCTTGGAGTTGGGCTTTGTCGAAACGAGCGGAAAGAAGACTGATTCAACATCTGTTCGCTTCACACATGAAGCTTTAATTGCAATCGATACATTGTCAGCAATGGACGACATTAAACGGTCGGAATGGATTCGAGATGCAGCCATAGAAAAATTACTCAAGTTGAAGCGTCAACATGAGTATTTATCAAAAGCATTTGGTAGTGCCACGTATTCACTGAATACATCGGGTACACAAAATAAAAGCCCATCGGGTGCAACCGATGAGCCAATTGTTCAAAACACTTTGGAGGGTAAAGAACAGTGAATATTTTAACACATGAACTGCAAGCATTGCAGCAATTACCAGTAAATAAGAGGGCTGAAATTGCAGATATTTTCTTAGGAAAAATTAAGCATATTGAATGCCTTGCGATTCAAGCAAAAAACACCCCAAGCCTAAAAAACATATACGACCTAAGAAAAGCTGAAACAGATTTTCTTTTGTCGGTTTTAGGGGGTGTTGCATGAACATAGGTGTTGATTTTGATAAATACATCAAGCAGGCAAAACCAGTGGAAGATAATTACACCAAAACACCAAACATGCTAATTGATTCAATTATGCGCCATGTAAGCCCTAATGCTTACAAATGCCTAAACTTAATTGTGCGCTGTACGGTTGGTTATCAACGTGAAAGCTGTCCAATTTCACACACTGTATTTCTGGAAAATACAGGAATAAAACGCAAAGAAACGGTGATTGATGCTATTAAAGAATTAGAGCAATTAAAGATCATTTTTGTGGATCGAAGCACTCACATTAATACTTTTTCTCTAACTTTAGATCAGTACGAAAAAACCGTACTGGTACTAAAAAACCGTACTGATTCCAATAGTACGGAAAAACCGTACCAACAAGGTACGGAAAAACCGCAACTTAATAGTACGGAAAATCCGTACCCTATAAAAGAAAGAAAGAAAAAAGAAAATAATAATATTAAAAAGCAGGAAAAATTTAGCTTCGCACAGGAGTTAAAAAATCTTGGTGCTGATGATCAACTCATCAAAGATTGGCTGATTGTCCGTAAAACCAAAAAAGCATCAAACACCGAAACGGCATTTGGCAATTTCAAAAACCAACTCGATAAAACATCGATTGATCTGAATACGATTTTAAAAATCTGCATCGATCGTGACTGGAAAGGATTTAACGCATCTTGGCTGCAAAACGTAGACTTGCTCGCGTATCAAGATCAAAACCCACAAGCCCAAGATCAAACCATCGCCGAACAACCACAAGCCCAATTCAAGGGTGTAGTTAAAAAATTCAAGGGGATGGGCGCATGATCGAATTACACTCAATCCCATCTGAACAGATTGTTTTGTCAACACTCATGAGTTTGGAGCAGGTAGCAGACACACTGGTTGAGCAGGTAGATATTTCTGATTTTTATGCAGGTCGTCATCAGATTATTTTCAACCACATTTCTGATCAACACAAAAAAGGCGAAAGCCTTGACCCAGTAACCATCTGGGGATTAATCAGAAATAACAATCAAGAAAATGATGTCTCTGAAAAATATCTAATCGAACTCACAGGTCGCATCACCACAACCCTGATGTTTGAAACACATCTCGCAAAGCTAAAAGACTTATCAGCACGCAGACGACTGCAAGACGCAAGCAAACTGATTAACTCAATGGCTGTAGACATGGCAACACATACAGCAGATTCAGCGGTAAGCAAGGCTCAAAGCTTAATCCAAAACCTAGACATGGGTTCGGGTGATGAGAAATTAAAACATGCTCATGAGTTCTCTAAAGTGGCTATCAGCGAGTTTATGCAGCGCCACCAAGCATTGCATGACGGCATTGCTTTTGATGGCGGTATTTGCACTGGCTTCACCGCTCTGGATAACAAACTCGGGGAAATTGGCAAAGGCGACTTGGTGATTATTGGCGCTCGACCAAGCATGGGTAAAACCACGTTCGCACAAAACTTAGCGGCAGACATGATGATCAATCAATCATTGCCAGTGCTGTTCTGCTCAATCGAAATGAAAGGGCATCAAATTGCACAGAGATTGATTAGCGGTATTGGTGGCGTAGAGCTTCGCAAAGTTTTAACAGGGAAAATCAGCCCAAATAGTGATGATGTGAAGAAGATTAGCACAGCGGCAAATATTCTTGAAAAAGCCCCACTCATGATTGATGACAACAATCGATCAACTGTGGCAACTATCCGTAGATCAGCGAAAAAGGTTCAGCTCAAATATGGAAAAGTTGGAGCTATTTTTGTTGATTACATTCAGCGCGTAACACCACTTTCAAAAAACAACTTTGGTCGCTCAGACAAAGATATTGGTGAGATTTCAGGAGAGCTAAAACGTATTGCTGGAGATTTTGAATGTCCTGTATTTGCTTTAGCTCAATTAAACCGAAACCTTGAAAACCGATCAGATAAACGACCTATGAACTCTGATTTAAAAGAGTCGGGTGATCTTGAGCAGGATGCAGACATCATCATGTTTATCTATCGTGATGAGGTTTATCGCAAGGAATCAAAAGACGCAGGCACCGCTGAAATCATTATTGGTAAAGCACGTAATGGATCGATTGGGACGGTGCGATTAGCAACCGATTTAGCGAAATCAACATTTGCGGATTTGAGTCCTGAGTATTACGAAAGCCTAGATGAGCAAGGCGTAGGGGGTGGGGTGTGAGTGAATATTTGGAAATGTCACTTGAGCAACTTCAGAAAGAACATGCTGAATTGCTTGCTTTCAATGAAAAGCTAGATCGTGAGCGCAATGGATACCGTGATGATGCTCGCAAATACGCAAAGAAAATCCAAATGATTGCAAGCCTATTTGTTGTGCCAAGTGATGACCATGAAATAACACTTAAGGCCATTAAGACAATTTTGGCGAGAGTGGGAGGTGGGGTGTGAGTTTTACAGTTCCTGAGAAATTTAGAATCAAAACTGGACAGTTAGCAAGCAATGAATCTTATGGGAACAATGGTGCTTTTTGGGTAAAGACAAAGAAGTGTGTTTTTACAGTCATCGCAAGTGATCAATTCGGATGGGAGCATGTCAGCGTTTCACTTCCCACGCGTTGCCCAACATGGGAAGAAATGTGCTTCATCAAGTCGCTATTTTGGTCTGATGATGAGTGCGTTATTCAGTACCACCCAAGTAAAGACTCGTATGTGAATAATCATCCGTTTTGCCTGCACTTGTGGAGACCAACCGAGCAAACCCTACCAACACCACCAAGCTTTATGGTAGGCAAGGTTGGTGCAGCATGATCAAAGAAGAATTTCAAACTCGAATTACCGCAGTCCAAGCGGGCAAGAACACCACTTTTGCAGAATTGGAGAAAAAGAAAAACCTGCGTGAGCAGCTTGAGAGTGATTTAGAGTTGTTTTTAGCGCGTGGTGGTGAAGTGAATGAATTGCCTCAAGGTTTTTCAGGAGAACTTCATAAGGGATGGAATAACGGAAAGCCAAAAGCTCAAAAGACTATGCGTGAAGTTATGGCGAGTTCTGTTTCTGAGGTTCACAAGAAGCGTGCACGACAAAAAGAGGATCAAGCCACGATTGCTGACGTAAAAGCCTTGGATCAATGGTGCAAGGCACGCAAGGGTCGTGGTGGTGAGTTGTGTCGAGAGATTGGGGTGGCACATGGGTTTATATCTCAAATAACCAAACAAACTAGACCATGCTCCAAAGACCGCTATCAGCAAATTAAGTTGGCAATGAAAGCGATTGAACAGAGGGAATTAGCTGTATGACAAATCTAAAAGACCTACGCGACAAGATCAACACATGCAAAGACGAAGTTGAAAAAGCGGAATTACAAGAACAGTGGAATCAGATGCATGCCGAAATGGAAGCACTGAAAGCGGAAGATGAGCGGAATTATGTGGGGTTTGGAGGGAATTGGGGGTGAGTAATAAAGATTTTCTTATCTGTGTGTTGATTAGTGCATTCCTATTTTTCGCAGTCAAATTCTTTTGGAAATGGGTAAGCGGTGGTTTTAACAATGTTGGGGTGATGGAGTGGATGAACCGAGGTTTTAGTTTTGGTCTTGGTTTTATGGCTTCGCTTTGCGTTGTGATTTTGGTTTTTAAATTATTGGCAGGTGATTAATGAACTCAAAAGTACCAGAAGGTTTACGTGTGCAGTCAAAGGTCAGAGCGCGTGGTCGTACTCGCAGAGATCCAAAGTATCAAAACAAGAAAACTGAATTGATGGGGAGAAAATTCGATTCGATCAAAGAAGCTAAGCGATACAAGTTGCTTTGGTTAATGCAGCAAGAGGGCGAGATTTATTCACTCGAATGTCAGGTCAAATTTGTACTGGCTGAGTCGGTCAAGTTTGCAAATGAAGATCGAGCAAAGCCAGCACTTCGATACTTTGCCGATTTTACTTACACAACAAAAGATGGGCTTTACATCGTAGAGGATGTGAAGTCAGTACAAACGCGGTCACTTGCTGAATATCGAATTAAAAAGCATTTGATGAAGAGTGTTCATGGGATTGAGGTTAGCGAGGTTTAAATGGGCTTAGTAAAAATTTGGGATAAAGAAATCAAAGGCAAGCTCTACGCAGTTGGTGACATTCACGGCTGTTATAACTTGCTAATGAATCGATTGAATGAAATTGGCTTCGATTTTGAAAACGACTTGCTAGTTGCGGTAGGCGACCTAGTGGATCGTGGGACTCAAAATTTAGAGTGCATTGAGTTGTTGTCTAAGCCTTGGTTTACCTCGGTGAAAGGGAATCATGAGGACTTGTGTATTGGCGGGCTGCATGATGAATCGTACAAACGTTGCCACATTGAAAATGGCGGTGAATGGTTCTACATGCTTGATGGACAAAAGATGCATGACATTGCGAAAACTTTTGATGCATTGCCAGTGGTTTTAGAGGTCAATCATAACGGCAAGAAGTTTGGTTTTGTTCATGGTCATGTTGAGCAAAATGATTGGGATGATTTCAAATGGAGTTTTGAATGGGCTGAGAAAGGCAATTATTTAGGGAGGAAACCTGCGGATTTAGCAATGTGGGGCCGTGAACGCCTTAACTCGGATGCTACTCAATACACTCATGTCTCAGGTGTTGATGCTGTAATCATGGGACACACAGTCACACAAAAACCATGCAAGCGAGATAACTGCTACTGGATTGATACTGGCGCGGTTCATTGGGGAACTTTGACAATTTTAGATTTAGAAAATATTTGAGGGTAATCATATGAATGCAGTAGTAGCAGAGAAGTTTGAAAAATTTGAATGGTTAACTCATGGTGTTACTGCGAGTTCTCCAAACTTTGAACCAGTTGTGCATGGCACAGGAGAGAAACCATTGAATTACGAAGATCGTCTTGGAGCTATCGCTTCAATGGATACGCAGCTTGCTAAATCGGTGACATCATTGATTGTGTTTGGTCATAAGTCCGAAAGTGATTATGAGTATGTGCGAAATCACCTTGCTCAAATCATGCTAGCCAACGCTCAAAAGGATAAAAAGCGAGAGCCTGAGCATATTGCAATGTATCACTTGGCTTGGTTGATTGCTCGAATGGTTATTGATTTTGCTTTGAATCCTGAACTTGAGGGATTTTATACAGCCCAAGGGCGATTGCATTATGCGGGGATGGGGGCTCAGCAAATGGCAGCAGAACCTTACCGCAAGACATGGAAGCCTTATGAAAATCTTATGACATTGGCAATTGAATCAGCCATCAATGAGGCAGCAGAAGCCATTGAGAAGTATAAGAAAAATACTTACAAAGAATTACGAGCTTAGGTATTCCGTTATTTCGGAAACTAAGGTATAGTTTTTCTATACTGGTCGTATTACGGTTCACCCGAGACCAAAGACAAAAGCTCATCAAACGATGGGCTTTTTTCATGCCCTGAGAAATGTATGTGTAAGCAATATCAGGGCACCTATGGCGGCACCCTTATTCGTAGTGGTTTAAGTTGAATGCCGCCACCCATATGCGCCATTAGCTCAGTTGGATAGAGCATCCGCCTTCTAAGCGGATGGTCGCAGGTTCGAGCCCTGCATGGCGCGCCAAATTCAGGAGAACATCATGCTCCGATTTTTAAGACGATTATTCTGTGTCCATGAGTTTGATTACGAGTCAGACATTTTTGTGCAGGCAGAATGTCGCAAATGTGGAAAGTTAGAAAAAGATTAGCCGAACGTATTACGGCATATAAAAACCCCTCGCATTCTAGATGTTGAGGGGTTTTTCTTTTCTTAATCAAAGTATCTGGAAATGCCGGAAGGTTGGTCTATGGACATAGTAGAAGCAAATAAAAACCTAAAGCTGCTACATGCAGACAAAGACAAGATTGAAAGCCTGAATCACTTGAACTCAACACAAGCATTCAAGTTTGAATGTGATAAGCGTGTGCGTCAGATTGACCGTAACATTGAAGTGCTCAAAGAAAATATTAAACGCCATGCGCGACAATAAAAGATTGGCAGTAGTCAGGGCATTGCCATGTATTCGCTGTGGTAACCCAAACAGTCAGGCAGCACATTCAAATAGCTCAAAGCATGGCAAGGGTAGATCGATCAAAGCTGATGATGCTTATACGATTCCATTGTGTCATTCATGCCATAGCGCGTTTGATCAATTCAAATTGGGTGATCGGGCTGAAAGTGAAGTGATGTTTGAGCAGTGGTTAGAGCGGACGAATCGGATGCTTAACCAGGAGAGTAAAGAGGTGTTTTGATGGATATTAAGACTATTCACATTTCAATCAAAGGTGAAACAGCAACTGGTAAATCCCATGTGTTGACAGTGATTGAGAAAGCGTTAAAAGCAGAATATGGGCATGACACCATGGTGACGTCACG